AGGAAATCGCTCTTTACAACGCTGAGACACAACGTATTCGTGCTCTGTCTGATCATGAGGTTGACGCCAATCAGATGGAACAGAATGCAATTAAAATGATTCTGGACGGTGCAAAGTCTGTTGATGAAATGGATTTACGTACGGAGGAATTTGAACAAAAGAGACAAGACCAACAGGAAGATAACGCACGCCAGCACGATCTGGCTGAGAAATCCCTGGCGGCAAAATCGACCCCTCGCGCCACAAGCACTTCTAGCGCAGGATCAAGGTCGCAACCTAAGAAGGCAAACGGTTAAAGGACCGCATAAAAACCTATATGAGTATGGAAGACAACAACAACGACGTATCTGTAGAAGATGTATCGCTTGATGATTTTGCTGATGAGCTCTTTGGCCAGAGTAAATCACAACCCGAACCGGCCAGTTTGGAAGAATCAGAAGACGAGCCTGCTGCACAAGACGACGCACAAGAAGACGAAGATAATACTCAAGTCGGGGAAGAAGTAGATGCCCCCGCAGACGAGGACGATACAGAAGAGGAAGACACGGAGACCCCTGAGGTCGAAGCTAAGCCTAAGAAGAATCGTTTTCAGGAACGCATCGACGAACTTACAAGTAAAGCCCGAGAAGCAGAGCGTGAAGCTGCTGCCTTAAAGGAACGCCTTGCTAAGTTAGAAAAGACAGCTGAACCAGAGCCCAAAGCTCAGGTAGAAGTAGTAACAGAAGGCCCTTCGCCAGACGATAAGAACGAAGATGGTACTGACAAGTATCCTCTTGGTGAGTTCGACCCCAAGTTTGCTGCTGATGTTGTACGCCACACCCTCAAGGTGGAACGTGAAGCATTGATAGCACAAGAAAAGGAAGATCAAGCCCGTCTCGAGAGGGAACAGGAAGTCGCCGTTCTACAGGCTTCTTGGAATGAGAAACTCGAACCCGCCAAGGAGCGTTATCCTGACTTCATTGAGAAGGGCCAAAATCTTGGCGCAACCTTTGATAGTATCGATGGTTCTTATGCCGACTATTTGACTACGACTATTATGAGTATGGATTACGGTCCAGATGTTTTGTATTACCTTGCCAATAATTTGGACGAAGCTACAAAGATTGTTCAGTCAGGTGCCACTAAGGCTACCATCGCACTGGGCCGTCTGGAAAGCAAGTTCGCTGAGGCAGATCAAGCTAAACAAATGGCTCGCCCCAAAGTTTCAAAAGCACCCGTACCGCCTGCACATGTGAACAAAGGTTCCGCAGCGGCTAAGGCAGCAGTTGACCCGAACACGGATGATCTCGATGAGTTCTCTCGTGCGCTGTTCAACAAGAAGCGATGAGGGAGGGTATACTTAACTCATAAAGGAATATATAAATGACTGTAACTGTTGACCAAGCAAAACTGGTCCTCAACTCGTTTGCCGCAATCTTTCAGAATAACCTGATTTCAAAAGACCTCGTAACCTGGAAAAAGTTCGACGGTGAAATGAATGACCGAAATGCCTTGACTGTTGTCGAGCAGGTTGGTCCTCGCTTCATTACGACTCGTTCTAGCTCTGCTGTACAAGACCTTAGCTCCGGTGTCCAAGACATGGTCTACGGTTCGGAACAGTACAAGCTGACCGAAGTCTGGGGTTCCAGCATGGGCGTTGGCGACTTCAATAAAATCCGTGACATTGGCGAAGCCCGTGATTCGGAAGCGTTGAAGAATGCTGCTCTCAACCTTGCTGAAACCATTGATGCTTACATCCTCGGCTACGCAACCCTCGCCTCCAACAACTGGGTAGGTACTGCTGGTAACGCAGTCGACTCGTTCGATGACGTTGCTGCTGGTTACACCCGCTTGAAGGAAGAAGGCTGTGAAGACGCTGACTTGAAGGCCGTCCTTACCTATGGTGACAAGCAGGCTCTTGGTTCGTCTATCGTAACCAACAACGCTTCGCTTGCTGACCTTGGTGCTGGTACGTACCGTCAGGGCTTTAGCGGTCAGGTCGCTGGTTTTGACACACTGTTCACCCAGCAGCTCCCGACGCTGACCTCTGGTACTCGTACCAATGGCGCAGTTAATGGCGGTGCTCAAGGCTCGAACTACGCATCTGTTGCTATCTCTCCGGCCCCTGGTCAGTACATGACTCAGATTCTGGCTGCTGATGGCTTCGGTGCTGCAGGCACGATCAAAGACGGTGAAACCTTCACCATCGCTGGTGTATTTGCATACGACAACCGCTTGAAGGCTTCGTTGGGCCGTCTGCAAGAGTTCCGCGTTATTGGTGATTACACCGCTGACGGTGCCGGTTCTGTTGTTGGTGGTATCCGTATCTTCCCTGCGATCATCGTTCCGGCTGCTGGTACGACTGGTAACAACGCTGTTAACTCGGCTAATGCTACCGTCACCGCTGTGCCTGCTGATAACGCTGTCATCACCTGGAAGTACGCTGCTTCGACCGCTGTCAAGCCACGTCTCTTGATGAACAAATCGGCTGTTATCTGTAACACCGCTGACCTCGTCATGCCCTCGACCGGTACTGCAATGCGCAAGTCGCTGACCAAGGTACCTCTCTCTGTTCGCATGTGGAAAGACTCGGTCTTCGCCACCGGTGAGCACCGCGTCCGATTTGACGTCGCTGTTAACGCTAATATCGTTGACCGTCGTCGTATCGTTCGTATCAATGGCTAATCTTAACATAAAGGACTGACTATATGGATAGTGGTAAAAAGGGTCTAGACTCTGGTAAAAAGGGTTTGGACTCTGGTAAGAAAGGCCTGGACTCTGGTAAAAAGGGTCTAGACAAGGGTAAGACTGGTACTGAAACCCCTAAAGTGGGCGGCGGTAACTAATACCCCTAATATGGTTGGGGCCTCTGCCGGAAACGGTACGCCCCAATTCTCATAAGGAATTATGGATGAAGTATCAGGAAAGATACCAGCCGATATTGATCGGCGTTAATGGCACATTTGAAATTGACGGTGACTCTCTCGGTGGTTTCCTGTGTACTACTGCAGGCACTATTACAGTTACCAAAGTGAATGAGCTGTCAGGTGCCAACGTAACTATTATCAATGCTCACCCTGTATCAGCAGGAATTTACTACCCTCTCCCATTCTTCTTGGGTTCTAACGGTGGTACGTTTACCGCAGCAGGCGGTGCATCAGGAACTCTTGGAGTTTAATTAGATATGCCCAGTACCCATTTCTTCGCTTATTTCTCCTCGGGTGGCGGCGGTGGTGGGTACTGGATACTTGTCACAGGCTTTTGGGACGATGGCGGTAGTTGGATTGACACAGATAACTGGATTGATTAATGGCACAACAAATACTTAATAACGGTGAGTCCGGCCTAGTTATCCGCGGCAAGATTAACGATAACTTCACAGAAGTTTACACTATTGCTGCTAACCCTTACCCTCAAGTAACTGACTTTGCCAGTCTGCCCTCCGCGGCAGCTAACACTGGCGCTATTTATATCGTACAGACAACTACAGGTATTATTGGTTTCCGTAAACTGGCTGGTCTCTATCGGTCAGACGGTGCCAACTGGAACTACCTCGGTTTGTATGGTCGCAACGCTGTAGAAATTGTTAACGTTCCCGCAGGCAACATTGCCGCAACAGACGTACAGGCAGCGATTGATGAATTAGATACTGAGAAGCTAGGCGTGTCGGCAACTGCCGCATCTGCAACTCAGTTAGCCACTGGTCGTACCATTGCCATCACAGGCGATCTGACGTACACCAGTCCTTCTTTTAACGGTACAGGTAACGTAACAGCCGCTGGTACAATTGCCAACGACGCTGTAACCTTTGCCAAAATGCAGAACTCGACTGCTGCTTCTATCCTGCTTGGACGTGGAGCTGGCGCCGGTGCGGGGGACTTCCAGGAGATTACTCTTGGTACAAACCTCAGCATGTCAGGCACGACTCTTAACGCATCTGGTGGTGGAGGTGGTGGAGTTTCTGACGGTGACTACGGAGACATCACCGTCTCCGGAACAGGAACTGTCTGGACAATTGATAACACTGTTGTAACCTTTGCTAAGGTTCAGAACATTGCTACGTCTCGTATCCTCGGACGTACTACTGCGGGTTCTGGTTCGGTTGAAGAACTAACTGCTGCATCAGCTAAGACGCTTCTTGCTATCACAGCATCTGATGTGTCTGGTCTTGCTACTGTAGCCACATCTGGCTCTGCCGCTGACCTTACTGGTAACCTTGCTGTTGCTCGTTTGAACAGTGGAACTGGGGCTAGCGCTACGACCTTCTGGCGTGGTGATGGCACTTGGGCAACTCCTGCTGGTGGTGGAGGCGGTAGCGGGGACGTTACAGGGCCTGCGAGCTCGACGGATAACGCTATTGCGAGGTATGACAGCACGACAGGGAAGATCATACAGAACTCCGCCGCGACGGTGGATGATGATGGGGTTATAAGGTCTGCTACTAACTCCGGCGCAAACGCTGTATCAGTGCCGTTGGTGAACTATCTCTATCAGAACGCAGACTATACTTTATCCAGCGTGACGACAGAACAGAAGTTATTCAACCAAACGACTAATGGAGCCTTGTCGCTGCCTACTGGGTTCTACCGCTTCGCTTGCTGGTTCTATCTGACGACTATGTCAGCGACTTCGGGTAACGCGGCTTTTGACCCAATCGGAGGTGGCACAGCGGTGTGCAGTGACTTTGCTTATGACAGCTATGGTCTGGATAACAATACGCAGCCGAACGCGGTTTTAGCGATTAGTGGCATAGGTTCGGTGACTCAGCAATCCAGCGTAAACGTCGTCTTGGCAGGCACCGGCACAGGTATGCGAGTAAGATTACAAGGTGTTTTCCGCATTGATACTGCTGGAACGATCATACCTTCAATAACACTTGTCACCGCCGCTGCGGCTGTTTGTAAAGCTGGCAGCAACTTCATCATTGAGAAGATTGGCGAGGTAGGCGAGAACACAGTAGGAGATTGGAGTTAAAATGACACTTGTTCAACAGATTATTACCGATGCTTTTCGACAAAGCAACCTTATTGCAGTAGGGGATTCTCCTACACTTGAGTCGCAAGACGAAGCACTGAGGTATCTCAATCGCATTGTTCGTTCAGTATTCGGTAACGAGGCTGGGGAACAACTAGAAGAATTTCCTGTGGGTAAGAAAAACATCTCCCGCCCACAGGGATATCCTTTTGATGAAGAGTACATAGCTGCTGACTGGTACGTACCAACCAACAAACGGTTGATGCTGAACCTAGAGAACGCAATTACAATCTATCTCGACCCTCACCCCTCTGACGGAAGTCGTATGGGTGTTATCGATGTAGCAGGTAATCTCTCTACGTACAACCTTACTCTTGCTGGTAACGGACGTCTGGTTGAAACAACTCCAACTCTGGTCCTGAATACTAACTCAATCAACTATGAGTGGTTCTACCGCCAAGACAAAGCTGCTTGGCTACGTACGACAAACCTAGGGATTGCGGATACGTTTCCGTTCCCCGAAGAGTTCGATGACATGTTCATCACGATGCTTGCTATTCGTATTAATCCTGCCTACGGGCGTACGATTGATGAGCAGTCTGCATCTGTCCTTGACCGCAGTCGCACTCAGTTCCGTGCTAGGTACGCTAACGCAATCCAGACCAACTCTGAGTCCGGCCTCCTGCGTATGAGCAAGAGTCCTGGCACTCGGTACTACGTAGACGACACGACTAGGTCTGATGATTTCTTTAACAGTGGAATAGTTTGGTAGGATATAAAATGCAAATTCCTTTAGGCGTAAACGATTGGGAAATGCCCTCTGAGAATATTTCTCGCATTCGTTTGAGGAATATGTATCTTATTGACAACCCTTACTCCCCTGATAAAATCTCTCGCGTAACTCGTCCAACCCTTAGCCTGTTCTCTACAGTAAGCACTAACCCTATTCAAGGTATTTGGAGACAGGCGGGGTCACTTGAAAACAAATGGCTGGCTATTACTGGCTCTACTCTGTTCTCTGTGTCAGAAGAAGGGGTGGCAATTGCTATCGGCTCTCTTCCTGGAACAGGTATTGCAACCTTTTCGGGCAGTATCGACCAAGTCTTAATCCTCAGAGACAATCGTCTATTCAGTACGGACGGCGTTACAATAACAGAGATACTGTTGCCAGACGGGCAATTACCAGGAGCTATCAATTGTATAGACAGTGTTTTTATTATCTCTGTCAAAGACAGTTACCGTTTCTATTGGTTGAACCCAGGAGAAGCAACACCTGATCCGTTAAACTTTGCATCGGCTGAACGGTTCCCTGATCCTATTATCTCTATCGGTATTATCTCTGATGAGATTTGGTTTATTGGTACTGACAGTGTGGAAGTTTGGCAACCTACTGGCGATCTAGACGCCCCCTATACACGTATCAACGGACGGTCATTCCTTAACGGATGTGTTGACGATCTCAGTGTAGTAACAACTTATTTCCAAAGCTACCCTTGTTTGATCTGGGTAACAGACAAAAGAGAAGTTGTTCTCGGACAAGGTACTCCTACCAAGATAAGCAACATTGCTGTTGAAGAGAAACTACGTACGGCTACTAACTTCCGTGCTTGGTCTTTTAGAGCAGCAAAGAACGATTTCTACATTATCACTACAGACGAAGTAACACTAGCCTTCGACCTTACTAAAAAGACTTGGGCTGTTTGGGACTCGTACGAGATGGCGAATTGGCGGGCTCATCTTGGTATTCAATATCAAGATAAAGTTTACGCGGGAGATTCTCTCACAGGCATCATCTGGGTTCTTGGAGATGGCGACTCAGACGACGGTATTAGTATTCTAAGAGAAGTCTCTGGATTTGTAAACTTAGAGGGCAATCAAGAGCCTTGTTACAACGTCAATCTTCGTGTTAACTCTGGTTGGTCTCCGTCTTATACTACTCAATACCCTGTAGAATTACGGTGGTCTGATGACGGAGGTTTTACTTGGTCTACATACCGGCAGCAGTCTTTCGGTCTAAAGGGACAGTACGACAAAGACATCACCTTCCGGTCTCTTGGCAACATGAACAGACCAGGCCGTGAATTTGAAGTTCGTTTCTCTGCACCTGTTAGTTTCCGTCTTGATTACGCAACAATGAATGATGTATAACTATGGCGATTAAACTTGCAAGACTTCCGACTAACTGGCAAGACCAGCCTAAGCTTGTAGAGCGATACTGGGATAGTGCTATGACAGAGATCGAAAAGACTCTTAACGCTATCCTTGCTATCCCTCTTATTGAAGATGCTTTGGCAGACTTAGACACAGCTATTGCTGCTGCCGATGCTGCTGCTGCTACTGCAAACGCTGCTGCTGCCAGTGTGACATCTGAACAAAGCATCGTGACTTCTTTTCCTGATAACTTTGTAGCGCCTCTTATCTCGGCAGATAACTTAGGTAACGTCACAATTGCTGCTCACGACAGGATATATGGTGACTCTGTATTGAATCCTCCAGTTGCCGTCGCAGGGGCGATACTTGCTACAGGGGCTGCCGCAGCTTCCGTCGTACGAGTTTACTACAACGACCCTGCAAGAGCTGGTGGGTCAGTAACTTATTTGTACACCGTCGATCCTGCAGCTCCTCCTGTACAAGGCGGAAACACACACTCAGTAGGGGCTGTAACAATTCCCGCAGCTGGTACACAAGGAGGCAACGGTGTTCGTCCTCCTGGCTATGTAGAACCTTAAAGGATAAATATTAATGACAGGCATTCTTACTCTTCTTGACCAACCGCGTACTCTTGACGCACTGGCTCGGCCTACTTCTGCAATTATTGCGTTTTACCTTACAGGTACTACGACTCTTGCTAATATTTATTCTGACCCAGGACTAACAATTCCTGCGGCTAACCCAGTAACTCTGTCGTCTGGTCAACTATTTCCTGAAATATTTCTCGACCCGAGTATTGTCTATCGTCGTAAAATTACGTACGGGGATGGTTCTATTCATGATGTTGATCCTTTTACTACAGGTTTTAATGCTGATAGTGTCATATTCAACCAAGCAGGGGTTGGAGCAACAGAACGCTCTGTAGAAAGCCGTTTACGCGAAACTATCAGCGTTAAGGACTTTGACGCAACGGGTGACGGCATCACAGATGATACCGCGTTCATCCAAGCGGCCATTAACGCAGCTATCGCCAATTCCTTTTCGGAGTTGCACTTTCCCGCCCGTAGCAGCGGGAATTACTACAAGGTCACTTCCCCCCTTGTAATATCTGAACCTATCTCAATTCGCGGCGCTGGCAAAGAGGCTGTCGTTATCATGGGTGTAGGCATGTCGGCGGGTGAATATATCTTCGACTTCGACTGCGCCGCTGTTGATAGCGTCGATCACATCTCTATTTCTGGCCTGACCATCCGCAGTCTTGACGGCGTTCCGAACGGCATCCGCATGAAGAATGTTGCTTATGTCGATTGTTCCGATGTCAATCTGTTCAACGTCTATGACGGCATAACGTTCGACGGAACGCGGTGCTTTAGCCACAATTACGATAACATTTCGCCTGTTCAGATCGGTCGCAATACTATAAGGTGGCCAGCCGCATTCAATGGCGGCGGACACTTTGCCTTTAACGGCTCGACCTTTAGCGGTGACGTCGGTATGGCTGTTGTTGCTGGCGCTATTATTGATGGCATCAGCCTCACGAGTATTAACTTTGAGCAATGCGATACCCATGCAGCCGTCATCAATGGCACGGTTGCCGGTCTTTCTATCTCAGGATGCAGGACCGAGGCAAACGACAGCACTGATTTCGTGTTCGCTCCAACCGGCGCAAATGAATATATTGGCGGTCTTTCTATCACCGGCTCCATATTTCTGGCCAGCGATGCAGGCGCGGCCACACGAATTTATCTGGGCGGTGGATCGGGCAAGGTTCGCGGCTTCAATGTAAGCGGCAATGTCGTAACGCATCCGACAAACACCTTTGCTGGAAAGCTGGTGGAGTTACAGGCCA